CTGAAGGACGGCAAGAGAAAAAACTGATCGGGGCGGTAGATCACTGGTTCCACGGTGATGGCGCCCCGAGTGCAGAGATGGAAGCGGACGCAAAGGCCTACGGCATCATCCTGCCGGAGCCGGAGCTGAAGACGTACGCGGTGTGGCCTGAGAATCAACAAGCGGTGGAGGTGTTCCTGGATTGCCAGACGCAATGGCGCACCACTGGCAGCGGTGTGATCGGCCTGGATTATGGCGTCGTCATGGCCGTAGCTAGCATGCATGGAGCGGCCGATCCACTCGCTCTGCTGAGGGATGTTCAGGTGATGGAGATTCGAGCCAGGGAACTGATCAACGCGGAGGCGGCAAAGGAATGAACCTTGATGCCATCCTGAGAATTGCTGCCAAGGTAACCGGTACCGATGCGGTGCAGGCGCTCGGGAAGGCAGTGAAGGGCGCCGAGACGGCTGCTACAGGCGCCAAGAACGCGTTCAAGGATGTCGTCAAATCATCCAGCTGGCAGGCTGCGGCGGCTGCGGCGGCTGGTATCGGTGTGGCCTTGGGCACCAGCGTCAAAGCGGCGATCGACTTCGAGTCGGCCATTGCCGATGTGCGGAAGGTGGTGAATGGCATCGACACGCCGCAAGGTCTGAAGGACATCCGCACTGAAATCCTCAACCTGTCAAAGCAGATGCCGATCACGGCGCAAGGCTTTGCGCAGATCTACGCCGCAGCCGGCCAGTCCGGCATCGCCAGAAACGAGCTGCAAGCCTTCGCTCGCGATGTGGCCCAGATGTCCATCGCATTCGACATGACGGCAGAGGAAGCCGGCACGGCGATGGCCAAGCTGCGCACCTCGCTGGGCCTGAGCCAGCTGGATGTGGTGAAGCTGGCGGATGCGATGAACTACCTGTCCAACAACACCGCCAGCACCGCATCACAGCTCACCCAGTTTGTACTCAGAGCTGGCGCCGTGGGCCAGATGACCGGGCTAAGCGCGCAGCAGACCGCAGCATTCGGTGCAGCGATGATCGGTGCCGGCGTCGAAACGGAGGTAGCGGCCACCAGCTTCAACAACATGGTCAAGGCGCTGAGTCGTGGCGCGAGCATGACCGACCGGCAAGAGTCGGCGTTGCGCCGGCTGGGGCTGGCATCGGGTGCTGTCACCCGTGGCGAGCGGGACATGACCAGCGAGGTGCAGCGGCAGTCGGATCGCCGGCTGCAGATCATGCAGGACGCCAGCGACCGCCAGCAGAGCGAGCTACGGAAGCGGTACCGGCGCCAGCTGCAGTTGCTGCAAGACCAGTGGGATGACGAAGCCCAGGCCTTTGATGATGGCATCCGCAAGCAGACTGAAGCGCAGATCAAAGATCTTCAACGGCAAGCCGATGCACGTATAAAGGCGCTGCAGAAGCAGGCCGGAAACAACCAGGAGTGGCTTGATCAGCAGACCGATGCCGTGCGTGATCAACTGGATCAAGAGATCGAGGCTATCCGTGACGCGGCCGATCAGACGCTGAGGCTCGACCAGCGCGCGCGCCGTGATCGGCAACAGGAAACGCGCGATGGCATCGAAGAGCGGATGGACATCGAGCTGAAGGGGATGCAGCGCGCGGCACAACAGAGAGAAAAGCTGGAGCAAGAGAGCACGAAGAAGATCCTGGAGGCAGCCAAGTCCAGCGCCGGCGAAGGTGGATCAGCGGCTGGCAAAGCACTGGCCGAAGCGATGCAGCGCGATGCTCTGGGAACGATTCAGGATGTGTTCAGGCGCATCAAGGGACTAGCCCCAGCCGAGCGGATCAGCGTGATCTCTGACCTGTTCGGCGATGAAGCGCGAGGCCTGTCGCCGCTGCTTCAGAACCTCGGCGGACTGGAAAAAGCCTTGAGCCTGGTGGGCGATGAGACCCAGTACGCCGGATCAATGGCAAAAGAGTACGAGGCGCGCGCGGCTACGACGGCCAATGCTATCCAGCAGCTGAAGAATAGCGTCGTGCCACTGCAGGTCGAACTCGGCGAAGCCTTGGTGCCAATCGTGCAGGAACTGACGAAAGCGCTGATTCCGGCGATTGGAGCTATCACCGACATGATGCAGAAGAATCCCGAGCTGGCCAAGGGGATTGCGCTGGTGGCAGCAGCATTCGCTGGACTGGTGGCGGCGATTCCTTTCATCGCAGCAATCGGTACGATTGCGGCTGGCATGGCCCCGTTCATCGCTGGTCTGGGTGTTGCTGCTGCTGCCATTGGCAACATTGGCACCATCCTCGCCGGCGTGATGACGGTCGTGGCCGTCGCTGCATCAGGCATCGGCACAGCACTGGCTGCCATCGGTGCAGCGATTGCTGCAGTGGCGACCGCGCCGGTGCTGCTGACCATTGCCATCGCTGCAGCGGTGGCTGCAGTGGTCGCGGCGGTCTACCTGTGGCGCGATGAGATCGGCAAGTTCTTCCAGTGGCTGGGCCAGATGGCGGTGGAAGGGTGGAATGCGTTGATCGCACCGCTGCGACCGGCGATCGACAGCATCGTGGCGATCTGGAGCGATGTGACTACAAAGCTCGGGGAAATCTACTCAGGGCTGGCTCGCACGTTCTATCAGCTGTTCATCGAGCCGACGGTAGTGGCGGTGCAGGCATTCGGTGACCTGCTGATCAGCTTCTGGTCTGCCGCCTTCGACGCCGTAGCTGCCGTGGTGACGCAATGGGTGAAGAATCTGGAGCTGGCATTTAACACCGTGGCCGATCTGTATTTCCAGATCGTGATCAAGCCAATCACGGACAGAGCCCAAGCCTTGTGGCGTTTCCTCTCTGATGGCTGGACCGCCTTCAGCAGCGCATCTGGCAAGGTCTTCCGCGCCATTGCTGATGCCTATCAGAACATCGTGGTGAAGCCGCTGGTGTCTGCATGGAAGACGGTGGTTGATACAGCCAAGAGCGCGCTGCGGGGCATGCTGGGCTGGGCCGCTTCGGCGATCAATGGTGTCATCAATATGGTGAACCGACTGATCGATGGAGTGAACAAAGCCAGGAAGGCAATGGGCCTCTCGACCATTGGCCGGATTGGGAATGTGACCGTCCCCAAGTTCGCCCAAGGCGGCTACGTCACCGCCCCAACGCTGGGCCTGGTGGGTGAAGCTGGCCGCGAGTACATCGTGCCCGAGTCCAAGGCGGCGGGCTTCGCCAACAACATCATGGCCGGCCGTCGTGGGGCCGCGGCGATCCCATCCGGCACCAGCAGCAACGCCGGCCCGGTGCAGATCAACATCACCACCGGGCCAATCATGCAGGACCAGAGCGGGCAGCGGTGGATGACGATCGAAGACGGCGAACGGCTGGCACGGCAGACCGCTGAGCAGGTGCAACGCCAGCTGCGCACACCAGGCGGCCGGTACGCGGCGGGGGTGCGCTGAGATGGCCAGAGGTCAGGCGCAGTATCTGCGGATCTTCGATGATGGCGGCACGCTGCAGCGGTGGCAGAACTACTACGTCAATACGTCAGTGACCTGGGACGGCGCCACATGGGCCTACCAGCCGTTTGATGCAGATGGCTTCACCATCGGCCAGACCGGTGATGAAGGCGGCGTGAGCGTATCGATCCCCGCGACGGCATTCGTCGTGGATGCGGTGGAAGATGCCATCCGCAACGCGCGGCTGGTCGAGCTCACCATGTACGAGTTCGACACGCTGTTGGGCAACACCACACCGCAGGTGGCGCAGGTGGAAATCGCCAGCTACGTGGGCGAGGTGGTCGGTGGCGGCGGGCCGTTTGAGTCGATCTCCCTTGAGCTCGGCTCCAGCCTGTCGCCAGTCGGCGCGCAGGTGCCGCCGCGGAAGTTCACCAGCCGGCTGGTGGGAGTGCCCTGCAAGCTATGAGCATCGTCGCCAGCGATCCGTTCGACACGCTGATCTACCAGCAGCAGCTGATCAGCACGCCGCTGGTGGAAGGTGGCGCGGGTGGCGCGGACGATCTGGATGTGGCGCAGCGGTCGGTCGTCATTGGCGACGTGGTGCCGATCGTGTTCGGTCGTCGGGTCGGCACGGTTGGTGGTGTGCTGATCAGCCCCGGCGCCACGGAAGCCCGCTTCGAGAACGACACCAGCAACGCCGTCACCGCTTCCTACCACCTAGTGCTGAGCGAGGGCGAGCTGGACGGGATCCAGGTGCGCGATGTGTTCCAGCGGTCGTGCCGCGTCGGGTCGTTCACCCAGACCTACAGCCGGCGTGCTGGGCCATGGTTGCCGGGCAACTTCATTATCGACCGCGGCGGCAGCTACACCAAGCCGGAATGCCCCTACTACTGCGGCTCCGGCGGCACGTACACCGGCATGACCACCGGCAGCTATGTCATCGAGGACGTACCCGATGGCGACACTCGCTGGGATCGGCAGGTGCATCTGTTCATTCGTGGTGGGATGCACGTCATCCGGCTGTTGGATGCTGTGGATGGCCCATCAAACAACGTGGCGGACCTGGCGCTGTGGCTGATGCGCAACACCAGCCGCACACCCGAAGCGCTGATCGATGTGCCGGCGTTTGAGATCGCCGCAGAGTTCACCGACAACACCGGCCTGTGGTTCAACGGCGAGATCCGCGAGTCGGTCAATTTTGAAGACTGGCTGGCGGATCACGGCCGCTACTTCCTGCTAACCAAGAGCAAGCGCAACGGCAAGATCGGACTCCGGCCGATGCTGCCGGTCACGGTGGGCAACGAGATCGACACCACTCCCATCACGCCATCGTGGCGCTTCGATGAGGACAGCATCATCCCTGGGTCGTTTGAGCTGAGCTACATCCCGCTCACTGATCGCAAGCCGTTCTGTGCGCTGATGATGTGGCGCCAGCAGCCGGATGATGACATCGGCCTGATCCGCACCACTGAGGTGAGGTACGCCGGCCAAGCGGTGGATGGACCGTTTGAGCAGCACGACCTGTCGGTGTTCGCCACCGGCGAGAATCATGCAGTGAAGGTCGGCGCCAACATCGTCGCCAGGCGGCGCTACATCACCCACACGCTGCGCATCAAGGTGCGGCCGGCGGCGTTTAACGCCTCCCTGGCGCAGGGCGACATTGTGCAGGTGGTGATGCAGCGAGTGGCTAGCTCGGCCGCGGCGGGTGAGCACCGGTACCTGTATGAGGTGGACCGGATTGGCAAGGCCAGAGACGGTGCGGTGTCGCTTGACCTGATCCACTTCCCGGTGGATGAGCTGGGCCGGAGCCTGGTGGCGTTGGATGTGGTGGCGGCCACTGGTGGGGGGATCCTGCTGGACACGGGCAAGAGCGGCACCAGCTGCGATGTGAACAGCGACAGCGACACTACCGTGCCGGCGGATGACAGCCTTGACCCAGGTGACTGGACGCTGCCTGGTGATGATGCGTTCGATGTGATCCTGCCTGACACCGACTTTGGCACCGGCACCGATGGCGATGGCGTGGCAGGTGGCGGCGGATATGGCGATGGCGGCAGCGAGGCTGATGAAGTGGCGCCAGACGAGCTGGATGACCAAGGCGGCAACAATCCTGACGGCATCTCCCCTGGCGGCGCAAAGGTCGGCGACATGCTGTCATGGGCTGGCTGTGGATGCACTGATTCCACTATCGAGTGGCGTAGAGATGGAGAGCTTGTCGGCACTGGCCCTACTTACGAAATTACCGTCGAGGATATGGCTCACGATCTTGTTGGCATTGGGAAGTGCAGTGGCGTCAATACATGCGAAACCGACCCGGTGCCAGTGCCGTTTGTGCCTGCTGAATACGGATACTGGCGATTCAGGGCTACTGGTAGCGGTGGCGGTGGATGGTCTAGCACCAGCAGCTCCGCAGGCTACTTGAATGTGGTTTCAGGACTCTCTCCAGGCAGTGGATCTTGGGTTATTCATTCCGGCCGATTCACATCTTCCTCGCTCGTCGGTGGAAACCTTGCCCAGTTGTATATGATAAGCCTGTCAAACGGAACGACGCTACTAGATTTCTACAGCTATGTCGGCAGCGCTACTCCTGACCCGGCCAACGCAACAAACTTTGCGTCACCGGGGGTATGGGAGTTTGCATTTAGCAATACAGATACAGGACCAGACGCATGGGATGCGCAGTGGGGAGGCTATGACGGATTGGGCGGAGAAAACGACTTGCCATGACCACATTCCCCGCCCTAATCCCCGCTGCTCGCACTTACTCTCCTGGTGGGTTTCCGCACACCACGCACAGTGCTTACAGCGGCGTTCAGGTACGCGTGCGGCATTCCAATGTCGAGACCGGCGCACGGCTGCGGCTGCTCTTCCGTGCCATCTCTACCGCCGAGCTGCTGGAACTGATCAGCCACTACAACGGGCAGAGCGGTGGCTTCGCCGCCTTCGCTATCCCTGACGATCTACTGAGTGGCATGACCACACCGGCCGACTTCACACCATCCGGCAGCCAGTGGATTTACGCGAGCAGGCCTGCTGTGGTTGACATTCCCATCGATGGCACCACCAACACTAACCGCCATGATGTGACGGTGGAGCTGGCATCGGTGCCGGAGCAGCCAGCCGTTTACGCTCCCCGACTGATGCTCCGGCTGTCAGTGTTCCCTCCCGAGGTGACTGGAACTCATGTTGATGTTCCTGCGGTTGCGTTCACGTTGGCAGCGTTGGCGCCAAGTGTTGAAAGTGGCGGTACAGATCCGCATTTTGCGGATGTCGTGCTTTTGCTGCCGATGGATACAGACTTTGCAGATTATAGCAACTACTCAAGGTCTATCACTGTTGTAGGGGATACGCAGATCAGCACTGCTCAAAGCAAGTTCAGTAGCGCAAGTGGATACTTTGACGGATCTGGGGATCGCTTGACGATGACAACGACAACGGAGCTACAGCTTACTGGAGATTTTACTGTTGAAGTTCAAGCGTACCCTTTAGCTACGGCTGATGACATAATAATAGGAAATAGCAGTTCCAATGTCCAGGTATTTAGGCTAAATCAAGGCGGCACGGGGCGCCTTTCTGTGTATGTAGATCCTGTGCAGGTGTTTGCCGCGACGGCAGGGGGAATTACCGTAAATACGTGGCACCACCTGGCGCTGTCCCGGTCAGGCACTGAAACGCGCATGTTCGTCAATGGACTACAAATCGGAGATGCGCGCAATCTCTGGTCCAACACGCTAGAAATAAATCGTATTGGGAGTCTCGGAATTGGCGGAAGTTCATTTAATGAGTTTCAGGGCTACCTTGCTGATCTGCGTATCACAAAAGGAGTCGGACGGTACACTGGTAACTTCACCCCGCCAACCGCCCCGTTCCCCACAAGCTAACCGACCCCTTCTGAATCATGGCCGTCACGATCACCCCCTACGACCACACTGCTGCCCGCCTCCTGTCAGGCGCCGATGCAGTGGGCGACAGCTACAAGATCAACCTGTACACCTCGCTTCCACTGAATGCCACGGCGACCACCAAGGCAGCGGCCGAGTCTGGCGCTACTCAGGTGGCAACCGCCAACGGGTACACCCAGGACACCAAGACACTGAGCGGTGTTGCCGTCACGACCGTCACGACGAACGATGCCAAGTTCGACGCGGACGACGTGACCTGGACCGCCAGCGGTGGCAGCATCGCAGCGGCTTACGCCATGATCTACAACGACACCGACACCGACGATCCGCCCATGTTCAGGATCGACTTCGGCGCCACTGTCACTGCACCAGATGGTGTGCCGTTTGTGATTATCTGGAATGCCAGCGGAATTGCAACTCTGACGGTCGTATAACAATGGCCACATTCCCCAGTCTGGAGCCCGACAACCGATCCTTTGATCTGGGCGGCTACTCGCTATCCACCACCAGCAGCATCAGTGGCACCACCGTGCGCTTTGTCCATGGTGATGAGATCACCGGCCACGACCTGACGCTGGCATTTCTGGACCGCAGTGATGACGACCTGGCGGCGATCCGCGAGCACTACCGGGGCCAGGATGGCGGGCACGTCAGCTTCCGGCTGCCGGCCATCATCTGGCAGGGGCACAGCACCGACTCCGACGTGGTGCCGATCACCGGCCGCTGGATCTACGCCGGCCCGCCAGAGGAGACGCACAAGGATGGCGGCATCCATGATGTAGCGGTGGCGTTGCGGTACGTCGGGGCCAGCTTCCTAGCCTGAGGCATGAAGCTCCCTGCACTGATCTCCGCTATCGGCGGCGGCGCGCAGCTCGTTACCGGTGCTGCATCGGCCGCCATCATCGTTGGCAGCATCTACCTGGTGGACTGCCGAATATCAGCTCGTGGCCCTGATCAGATCGATCGATGCTATTTCACCGCGCTGCCACTGATGGGTGTTGGCATCGCTGGTCGTGGCGGATTCAGCGCCGGATACAACACGTACAACCCGGCGCTACGGAAGGAGGATGAGGAAGCGAAACCCACTGGAGGCATCTTCCGCCGATGACCTACGCCACCCTTCGCGCCGCCGCACAACACATCGCCAGGGTTGGCGCCATCACGCCCCACCAGCTTGCAGCACTGACCCGGCTGGATGAGGCGATGACCAATGAGCAGCGCCAGCAGTTCACCGAGCTATGGCGAGCAGATGGCAGCCCCGCCGCACCGGCGCCGCCGCTCGACTGGGACTGGCGGGCAGCCGCACTGAAGATCATCCGCGAGTTTGAGGGCTGCCGGCTCGATGCCTACCTGTGCCCGGCTGGTGTGCCCACCATCGGCTACGGCACCACACAGATGGATGGCCGGCCGGTGCGGATCGGTGATCGCATCACCCGTGAGCGAGCCGAAGATCTACTGGCGGCCCATGTGGATGACTGCTACCTGATGCTGGTAGAGCTGCTGCCGATGATCCGTCAGTGGCCTGGTAATCGCGTAGCGGCCCTGGTGAGCTGGGCCTACAACGTAGGGATCGGTGCGGCCAGGGACTCCACCCTGCGGCTGCGGCTGCTGGCTGGCGAGGATCCAGTGAAAGTGGCAAGCGAAGAACTCCCTCGCTGGAACAAGGATGGAACGATGCCACTGCCTGGCTTGACGCGGCGCCGTGCTGCTGAGGTGGCGCTATTCGTCGGGCGGGAGCTGCAGCAGCCGGCACGGGCCTACGGCAATCCGCTGCAGGTGCCGTGGTTCGCGCAGATGGATAGCGCCGACCGGGCACAGGCGGCGCGGATGTGCTTCAGTTCCAGCTGCGCCATGCTGCTGGAGTACCTGCGGCCTGGCACGTTGTCGGGGCCGAATGGTGACGACCAGTATCTGCGGCGGGTGCAGACCTATGGCGACACCACCGACCCGAAGGCACAGATCCGTGCGCTGTCGAGCTTCAACGTGAAGGCGAAGTTCACCCAGGCTGCCGGGTGGGCTGACATTGAGCGGCAGATCACTGCTGGTGTTCCGGTGCCCTGCGGCTACCTGCATCGCGGCCCGGTAACAGCCCCGAGCGGTGGCGGCCACTGGCTCACGGTGGTCGGCTACACCCAGACCCACATGGTGGTGCATGATCCGTTCGGCGAGGCTGACCTGGTGAACGGCGCCACGCTCGGTGGTGTGGCACGGTTCGCGCGCTACAGCCGCCAGAACTTCGGCCCACGGTGGCAGGTGGAGGGGCCCAGCACTGGCTGGGCGATCATCGCGGAGCGCTGATGGCCTTCGGTCACCTGATCGATGAGACCGAGCTACAGCCCAAACGCCTCACCAAACATCGCTTCCGTGCGCGGATCTTCCTGGCGTGGGGCCATGCCTGCGCCTATTGCGGCGAGCGGGCCGACACCCTCGACCACGTTCTGCCGCGCTCCCGGGGCGGCCTGACGGTGGTGGAGAACCTGGTGCCGGCCTGTCGGCGGTGCAACGGGGCGAAGTCGTCGGCGGACTGGCGCGAGTGGTTCGCTGCCCAGGCCTGGCACTGCCCTGAGCGTGCGGGGCGGATCGACGGCTGGCTCAGCCTGGAGTGACCGCGCCGGTGGCGGTGCACATCATCTCCAGCACGGAGATAGCACGGTGGCCGGTGTAGCAGCAGACGACGGTACCGAGCCCCACCACCGCCCAGCAGGCCCCGCCTCGCGCGTCCGGGCGAACTGTGATGTAGGGCACCGTTTCGACGTTCTCAGACTGATGCAACTGTGCTGGTCCCATGGACTCGTTTCTCGCTCCGACCCTCAGCCTGCCGACGCAACTGGAGATGGAGCTGGACCGGCGGGCGGCGGCGCGGATGAGCCGTCACCAGCTGCTGGCTAAGACGCAGGAGCTGATCGAGTCCTGGTACATGCAGAGCGCGATGCTGAACGGCGCCCTCGGTGAGATCCGCCAGCTGCAGGTGAAGCTCGCCCTGGCCGGGCCGCCGACGCCATCGAGGCCGGAGCCGGAGCCGCGTCATCTGGAGTGGGCGCGGGAGCTGCTGGGCCAGCGATGAGCCACTTATCAATGAGACCGACTGCGGCGCGATGGGTCTGGCCCGCTAGTACATCCGATCATCCCTGTTTGCGACGGGATGTAACGGGGGTGAGTGTGCCAGCGCTCCAGCGGGCAGTTCTCCACAGTATGCCCGTACTAAATCTCTGAGATCTCCTGCGCCGCAGTGTATTTCAGCGGTAGTACGCCTGTTCACCGTGGCTCTGTTCTGTATCCGCCGGCTACATGAATCGCTGAGATCGGCCTCGCTTGTGCCGGTTGCTTGTGCAGCGAGTGTGCCACTTCGTTCTTATGTGTGCCACTTCGTCACAAGCACACAGCAGCCAGACCGACTGCGCCGCAAGGGGTCTGGCGGAATCTGATACGGCTGTATCAGTCCGTGGCCCTGCCCATGCAGTGACGGTCTGGCGCACAGTGGGGGAGCACCACCGCACCACACGTCATGGGCGTCATCGCTGATTCACTCCGCGCATCACTCCGCGAGCTGGCCGAGAGCGATGCCCGGCTCTACCGGGGGCTGGCCACCGAGCTGGCCGATCCGGCACCTGTCCGCCGCCGGGCACTCAGCCAGGCCGGCCGGATCCAGCAGGCCATCGAGCTGCTGGAGGCAGCGGGCCTGGTGGTGCCGCGGCG